CAATGGTATAGCAGGTAGTTGCGAGATGATGTTAGTACATGTGCTAAAAAAAACCAAACGTGGTTCTTCGGTGTATTCGTCAACTTGTAATCGTCTATGTATTTCATTTTTACCTGATACTCTACTTCCTCGACTTCTATCAGAAGGTCTAAACCTACAGCCTTTCATAATCATTTGCTCTGCTAGGCTAGGTCCTGTGTCTCCTCGTTTGTGCCAGAGTGAACTATCCAACACTCCATACTTTATATTACCGTCTTCTGCTTCTTCATCTAATATCATATCAGCCAAGTCTGTAGCTAATACTTTTGATACGTACAACTCTCTGTATACTATCAGTTGTTCTGACGGAGCAACAGCAAACCATACAACGGCAGAATGACTTCCATACCCATAGTCGCATGCCCTAAACTTAACCCAGTTGCTAGGTATATGGAAAGGCTCAACCACATGTACGTTGCGATCAAACTCGGTGAAAGCTGCTCCTTCTTTAATATCCCAATCGCCCTCCAGTAATTGTCTTCTTTGCTGTTCAGGAAGGGATAAAAGCATTGCTTCATAATCACCCTGAGATGCGAGGTAAGGGTTATCTGTAAGTCGAGCAGGTATAAACCTACGTTTGAATAGTGGCTGTCCTGCTTTGCTGTGTCCTGCAGGATACTTGAGTTCTTCTCCACTTTCAATGTCTGTTGCATTAAATGCCTTGTTATACGGTGCAGGGTCTATAAACATCTTCTTGACCCAGTGATGTCCCCTACCTCCGGGGTTCGTGGTTGCTCTCATGTACACTGGCAGATCAGGTGATGTAGAACGTAAACGTGATCTCATGTAGTTCCAAGCAAACGGTGTAGCCCACTGTGTAAGTTCATCAAATCCTATCCAACTAAATGCCAAACCTTGATATCGTAGTACGTCATCATCTCTATCTAGGTATGACATCCATAGTCTTGCACCTGATGGTGCTACCCACTGCATCTTTCTCTCTGACCACTTTATACCTTTCCAAATCTTTGGATAGAGTTCTTGACTTTTAAATATAAGTTCTCTTAACTCTTCTGTGGTGTGACGCAGTAGTAAGCCACTAAATGCAGGATGTCCCATATAACGCAGAGGGTCTGCTAACATTGCGTAGGACTTACCACCTCCTGCTGACCCACCATATAGAACTTCTCTTTCACCTGCTGCTAGAAACGATGTCTGAGGACCTTCATTTGGTTTGAAGATAACATTGTGTGCTTCTTCAACAGGTATCGCTTCTATTTGTATCTCTTTAACTGGTGGCTTCTGTTTTTGCTCCTGTACGACTTTCTTCGAGTTCCTTCGCTTTGTTGATCGCTTTTTCGGCATACTCTGCCCACTTGCGTAAGCTTGTAACTTTGTTCTTACGTTGTCGTTCATTCTTTAGCCGTTTCATCAATCCTACGTGTGATATCTCTCGTCCACTGTTTTTTGTTAGCCAGTTGGCAACTTGCCTGTATGAATACTGTCTTGTGTATGCTCTTGCCTGTTCTAATAAATCTAACTCTAACTTTACTGGTTGTAAAACATCTGGATCTTTTTCATCTACAACATAACCAAACGGTACTGTTCTTGCTATCTTCGGTATAGCCACCCACTCTTCTTCTTCTTTCATATCTGTGGGTTGTGGTAGTGTCCACTTACCTAATGATCTATTCATTGCCTTTTTCTTTTGGTGGCATTAGCATCACACCACCTGTAGCTTCTACTTGCATCTTCTCTGTTTTTACTAGACCAGTTCTATCAAGTAACTCTTTCGCTGCAGCTAGTTTGTCACGTATGCCTAACTCTGTTGGGTCTACTAAACCACCTGCAATCGCAATAGCAGCTCGTGGTGCATTTCGAGCCATATAGTCTTGTGTAGCTTCAAGTATCTCATCTTTGATGCCCCTCATCACTTCTGTTGTGCTTGATGCATCAGAATACCCTGCTAACTTTTTAGCTGTAACTAAGTCACCACCTGCTTCGTCAAATAAGACAGCTAGTAGCTTTTGTTGTTTCTCTGTAAGTTGTCTTGCCATTTATGAACCTTTTTTCCATTTCTTAGAAGGAGATTTAGTTTTACTTGGATTCCATTTAACTTTATCTGCCCAGTATGCAGCCGATAATTTACCCTTGGCTATATTTTTAGCGTGTCTACTCTTAAAAGCTTTTCGCTGTCCAACTGTCTGGTTAGTCTTTACACCCTTTTGCCCAAACTTTATGTACTTATACTTGCCACCTTCACTAGCCATAACATGATGTGATTTACCAGATGTGTCACTTGCAGGTAATCTTTGAGCTTTGTTGACCTCTCTTAGACCAACCTCTTTCATCTTATTTTTGACTCGTTCAGGTAGTGCCATTAGCTTAATTGAAAATGAGGACCATCAATAAATGGGCGGCGTGATTGGGAACGTCTTAGGTCTATATAAGCGTTCATTGCTTGCTCCATAGTGCCATCCCATTTGGCTATGTCATCTATTTGCCATGCAGCTCCCCAACAAATTTTTGCACCAGTTTCTATTGCTGCAGCTTTCATTGCGTCTGCTATATCATCGTACATCACGATGTCCCAACTTGGATCACTGCCATCATACGCCATTAAATCGACAGCGTGTGAGTATCCATCTTCTTGCACAAGATGCTTAGATTTCATAGTCTGTGATCTTTTTGCTTCATACAATCTCTTTTGTTCTGCAAGGGAACGAACACCATAAATCACTCCAAAGTCTACCTTACTCAGTTCAATGGCACGTTTAACTGTATCTACCATAGTAGGATGTACACCCTCTAGTTTATTTAAACTTCTTCCTGATAACTTAAATGCCATTACTACTCCTTTAGAATATTACTACTATAAACGTGACTAAAACTAATATAGCCATCATACTATTTAATAACCAACCTAATCTCATTTCTTCCTCATGTTAAAAAACTTACCTGCTGATCGTGTTGCAAAGCTTGCACTTACAATAGCTCCCAATGCAATCTGATACCACTGTGGCATACCTGCCAGAGCCGTAAAGCCATCTGCCACTATGCCCCTGCCCCACTCTCCACAGAAGCTCAGTACTAGAGGAATACTAAACAATAAAGTCAGCCATTCGTCCTTCCACGAGCTTTGTGAAGCCCTCATAGCAGCTAAGTCCCAGTCGATCTCACCTGTTGCTTCTTTCATACGAATGGTAGCTTCAGCTTTTTGTATAGCTGTTTTACCTTCGATGTATGATGAAGCTAAACTAGATACTGAACTTATCAGCGATCCTATCATTATACGCAGTCACAATCATCATGGCATTTCTTGTTCCACAATGCACACCATAATCTTTTAAAATATTTTCTCATCGTTCTTCTCTTTCCATTCTTTTGGGTTCTGACTTCTCTGCACCCATCCATATGGCGAAAGATCCTGTCATCGCCCCAGTAATCACGGATATCAACCCTGCTTGTTGTGTGGTCAACTCTGGCTGACTCAAAGCCCATTCTATACAGCGAAT